GATGTATCCATCTCATGTACATATATTTCATTACATATATATAACTCTCCATCCTTAAAGCCAATTCTAAGTACTACATTTGCATGGTTAAATCCAAAGTCTTGTGATAACCTCATATTGTCAAAATACTCAAATTCTGTAGGAAATTCATGTATAACATAATTTTTAAGTATTGCTCCACCAGTTTCTCCCCATTCTCCAAGACCATAGACTTTGTACCCTTCTGGGTCTTGCTCTTTTCTCATTTGCATTCTTCTGTAGTAAGCCTCATCTATGAATCTATTTTGTAGATAAGTACTATGATGAGTAAATATATCATCATTTTTATAGTCAAAATACTTTCTTTTTATCCAATGAGTAGATGAGACTGGATTAAATGTAAATGTCATTTGATAGTATAGGTTAGGATTAGTTAAAATACCTCTTAAACGGTCATCTAGTATGTCTATGTCACTTTCCATAAGTTCTGTAGCTTCTTCACACCAAACCCATGTTAATTTTCCTTTCGAGAAGTTAATTGATTTTAATTTTTCTCTTTGTTTTGCATCATTAACTCCTCTGAAAATTATAGAGTTACCAGTAACTTTACTCTTAATTTCTAAAGGATTTAAAGTAGTTTTCCAATACTTATCAGCTTGTTTACCATAAATACGATTTATAGCTCCTGTAAGCTCTGCATACGTTGAATACTTATGTGTAGCTTCTGACTTTCTAACTACTAATAGATTAGCTCCTTGATACTTCTTATCTCCTAACTTTAGTATATAGTCTTGTGCTACATTAACAGATTTTCCACTCCCTGCTGAACCTTTCATTGCTCTGTATCTTTTTTTAGTAAAATTAGCTTCCTTGAAATCTGGATTAAAATTTACTCTAACTATCATTTCTATCACCATAATCTACACTTATTTTCAACTCATCATCTCCAATATCATCTTTACTTAGGTTATCAACTTCACATTTCAACTTCTCAACTCTTGTTTTCTGCTCCTCTGTAGCCAAATTCCAATCCTTATGAATCATTTCATCATACTGCTTAATTAAACTCCTTAACTCACTCATTGCCCTACTCTGTGCATTAAGAAAAGATGCTTGCCTATCCCATGCAAATTGAAATTCATATTCTGCCTTCTCACCATTTTCTGTGCTTTCATGTTTCTTGATTTCCTTAATCATTTCTTCTTTGTCTTTAACATACATTATCTTTTGTGCTCTTATTATTGCTGCATACTGGATTGTTATTTGCTCCCAAAGAATATCAAATTTATCTTTTATAGATATTTCTTGTATCAATTCCCTAGTTTCTTCGGGTAGATATTTTGAAAAGAAACCAAACTTTTCAGCATTCTTATTCTCTTTTGGAGCACCATATCCAACTGAATTTTTATTAGAAAAGGGTGCACCCCTTTTATTTATAGGTGCACCCTTCTTTTTTTCCTTTGACCAATTATACCTTTTTATCCATGACTTTAAAGTATTTAAACTAATGTCATACTTTGCTGATATTTCCTTTTGTTTCATTCCTTTTAAGTAATCTTGTTTTACCTTTTCTTTGACATCTTGCACATCACCACCTCTTTATTTGTTTGTTTTGGGGAATAAAAAAGAACTCTTTTTAGAGTTCTTCTAATAAATAGTTCGTTATGAATTTTTCAGTTAAATTAATTAATTCGCTTATATCTTCTTGAAATTTTTTTAATTCTATATCTCTATATTTTTCTTCATTTATATTGAGAGAATAGTTATGTACAATATCTAATTTAGAAATTAAGTCACTTGCTAGATTTATATTTTTCAATTTTATCTTTAGTAAAAAATACATTTCTGTTGGTACATATTTATCCATCTCAATATCTTTTTCTAGCTCATTTGTATTTTTTTTCGAAGTATCGCTATAATCATTTTTAATATTTTCATTAGTGTATCTAACATACTTTACAGAAAAAAATCTATTTATACCTGTAATATACTTAGCCATATTTTCTGCTATTCCATTCGTAAAATCTTTTCTTTCATTTTTAAGTTGCAATTTATTATTTTCATTTTGTATTTCCCTTGTTAAGCCTTCACTTCGATTTTGTATAGACATGATTGTAAGTCCATTTTGAAAGTTAATGTTCTGATTTTCCTTTTTATTTTCTTCCTGTATTATTCTTGTTTGATTAGTTGTAATAACAACAGCCATAAGAGTTGCTATTCCTCCCAAAATACCACCTAGATAACTTCCATAAAAAGATAACCATTCTCCAGCGGTGCTACCTAATAAATTTTCAAACTTGTTCATTATTAATTTTAGTCCAGGAGGAAATATAACCAGTAGAAAAAATATAGTTATAGCAATTATTATTACCTCTGCTATTCCTTCTTTTTCTAATATCCACTTTATTAATTTACCTATAGTCTTAATGTATATATATTTAAATCCTAAAAAAACTGGTTTTAACATATCAACTAAAAATTTCATCCATTCAGTAATAAAAAATAAAAATAAATTTAATGTAGCTTTGAAAAAAACAATTATCTTTTTTCCTAAATCATTTACTTCCATATATATCCCCTCCAAAGTATAAAATTCTACTTCAAAGGTAAATATCCTTCAAAAACCATTCGACAGTTACAAAATAATTCTAAATAATACTTTTGCCTCATTCCTATCCATCATACACAAATATATTTCATTTTTAATTCATTGTATAAAAAAAGACCATCTATTAAGATGACCTTTCAATTTAATCTATTTTTTATCTTTGCACCATTTCTTATTAGTATCATCTTTTATATAAGTTCTAACTATTTCACCACAATCTAAACATAAATCTGAATATATAGTAGATTGTACAGGTAGCGTTTTATTTATAACTTTATCTAACTTTCCATCTCCTATATACTTCAACCCAATAGTTTCAGCATATATACCTCCTGTTGTTAAAATACCTGTTTCTATATTTTCACTACCACAGTTAGGACATTTCATGTTTATACCTCCTAGAATTATCATATATTTTATGTACAAGTATATATATTTGAATTAATTTAATGTCTACACAATCTTTGATTTGCTTATATATTACCAAAAGTTTGTGTACTGAATATGAACTTTATTAGAATAATTTTAGAATTTAAAAAGGCTAAGTAGGGGTAACTTAGCCTTTTTTAGGGAATGTATATTGTTGGTAGCAAGTTCTAGGAATCGAACCTAGATTAAACACCACTACTTGCATGGTGAGTGAGGTTACCAAGCCCCACCCGATTTTTAGACTTCTGAATTAAGATACAAAATATAAAATTTTGCCCTCAATTTCTCTACTTTTAGTGTATACGTTGATTAATATTTGAACATAGTTAGAATTGAACTAACAGCGTCCTCACGCCCTGCCTAGTCTGTTCATATTGCTAGGTTAGTTTAAAGGGCTAATCTAGCAATTATTTAGTTTTGAGAGGAAAATCTTTATTTCCACAATACTATTATCTCATGCTTTTTTAATCAAAAAGGGGAGAAAGTAGGGAATAAAGTGGGAATTTCTGGGGAAAAACTGGGGAATTTTCTAATTTTTAAATAATGGTAGTTCATTTTCCTTAATTCTTGGATAAAGCATATCCATAATTTTATACACTAATCTTTCCCTCACACATCTACATGTTTTTCTATCTGAGTTCATTTCTAAGGATATATAAACCATACTATTTTTCATTCTGCTATTATAAAACAGTTTAAAAAAATGTTCTTCTCTTATATCTAAGCATGTAAGTGCATTTTCTATTTTCTTCTTTTCAATTTCCTTATCTTTTTTCAGTTTTTTCAATCTAGTAATATCTCTTTCTTTTTTTATAATCTCATTCTCCACACTTGAATTAAAAGCATATGTTGGACTTACTTTTTCATCATATCCAACAGCCTTACACCCAAATATCTCATTTTCTCTACTTTCTATATCTAATTCAAGATTTTTAATTTCTGCACTTAAAAATTTATAATGATGTAGTCTACCTTCTACTTTTTTAAATAGTTCTTTTTTATTGATATTATTATCCATACTTCCACACTCCTGTTTATGTTATAATAATCTTGGATAAAAGCTTTATATTTTTGACAAGTGGAGTGTGAAAGCACTCCTTTTTTCTTTTAACTTACTATTGATAGTTGACTATTCAAAAGTCTTATTTCTTCTTCAAACACTATAGGTAACTTATAATTGTTTACAATCTCTAATACTTTATCTAACTGACAACGCTTTATGGCCTTATAACTATCTACTCCAAACTCTCGTTTAATCTGATGATATATATCACTATATACTTTACCTCTTAAAGATTTGTTTTTATAAGCCTTACTTCCATGTCCTCCTAGTGATTTTGTTGCTACCCTCTTAACCTCTTTAACAATACACTCACACTCAACGTTAAAAAGTGGCGCATCATCCATAAAGTTCTCTAATTTCTCATTAACATTCTCTATTTTAGTTTCTAAGACTTCTTGTTTCTTATCTAGCATAAATATAGCCTGTAACTCCTTTGATGCACTTAAAAGAGGATTATTTAGTTCTTTTCTCATAGAGAAATATCCATCAACTATTTTCTCGTATTGTTCCCAAGCCTTATCATCTTCTAATATCTTTAGTAGTTTTGAATAACCTCTTTCAGATAACAAATATATGTTATTTGCATTTGCATAAGATTGATTAGAGTATCCCATTTCCAAGCTAAGTGATTTTAAATAACTTGGTCGCTCTGAACGACTCACTTTTATATCTAAAATATCTATACCATCTTTAAATCTTTTTATATTATTGTTTATAAGCTCATTTACATGTTTAAGTTCTCTATTATGTATCTTAGCTATATCCTTTACTGACATTGATTTCTTATCTTCTCCAAATCCACCCTCAATATCATGAAATTTCATTCCCTCGATTTCTAAAGTTCCAAGTACTGTTATTTCTCTATTTATATTTTCATTCATAATCTATCTCTCCTTTATCATTTGATATATTCTTTATTTAGCTTTTTCACATTTTTATGAAAAACTAAGTACATACTCTAACGAACAGATTTTCCGTTGGTTAAATAACATCTTCTAGCTCAACCTCGACTCTTGGTTTGTCACTATAATATTTCTTACTCACCACTTCTATAATTTGAGAATCATCTTTGTAAGCTATACCATTCAAACTATCAGCTACAGACTTGATTATATTGTCTAAATCGGGTTTCTTGCTTGGTCTTATTAACCCTTCTACCTTCCCTATAGCATCCTTATACGCTTTAGTATTTACCTTATTTTTCTGTAGTGCTTCTCTATCTTTTTTAGTAATGTCAAAGTAACAAATAACTGTCATTTTCACATTACCCTCAAAGAAATGCTTTACTGTAGAGTTATACATGAGTCTAATCCAGTTTTCATATAATATAGTTTGGTCAGGTGTATAAGCCTTACCATTTGCCGTACTCATTCTAGGACGTGCCTTTGCTTTTGGTTCTCCATCTATTGTAAAATTAACCTTCATTATTGACCTCCTAGTTTTACAACTCAACTTTCTCTACAGTGCCTAAATCAATGACTTCATATTTTACATAACCATAATTATTTTCAACATATTCTTCTATAAGTGTGTCATCTTCTGGATTATTAGGTCTATTAATATCTTGGACTATATCAAGTTGTATACTGTCATGTTCAGTAAAACATATCACATAACTATTCTTTTTTTCATTTGACCACCTTTCTATTTCACTTAATAGCTCATCTATGTTCAGATTTTGATTTCTATTTTTATAAAGTTCACATATCTTTGCTTTATCATATACCACTTTTTCTTTTTTATTACATCTTCCAATTTCCATACCTCTATAATGTTTAAAATGAAAACAATCTTTACATATATCCATTTTTATTCCTCCTCTATTTTATTCCCAACTCAACATACCCATTTCCAAGTTTAACAAAATACTCAATCTCTTTGTTTATCTCAATCCCTGTAAACTTTTTATCCTTAAATGACTGCAATATGACTGTATCTCCTACTTTAAAATCTGTTGTATACTCTACTTCAATTTGTTTTTTATTCTTGATTACATCTTTAAAAGCACTAGAAGATATTTGCAATTCATGTATCATAAACTCACACCCTTTTAAAAATTAATCTATTTCAATTTCGACTATAGCTCTGCTTAAAAGCTTCACATTATAATTTTCTTTCATATTTTCCTCATCTTTTTTAAAAGCTCTTGCTTCTTCTAAATCAGTAAATATAGAGCTGTATATGTTCCCTTTTTCCCATTCTCTAGTTGTCTGCCAAGTCACTTTAAACTCTGTAATAACTATATTGACCACTCCTTTTTATAAGTCAAAGTAAGTCTATAACATTCTAGTTTCATTCACAAACTTACCTTGACTATTTATTTTATTTTTTTCTTCTTTCATAGAAATCTTTATTAATCCATGAAGTTAAATTTTCAAAATAAAATGCTTCTCCACAAATTGGGCAAACTGGTAACATTTTTTTACCCTTGTATTTACTTTCAAGCCTCTTAAAAACTATCAAGTGAGGTTTATAACTAGCTATTTCTTTTCTCTGTTTTAATAATGTGTTTACTTGCCCATTTACTCTTTCAAAGTTCATTGCTAGTTCATATAGCGCATCATATGGCTCTACTCTAAATCCACATTCTGAACAATGAACTGATTTATTAACTGTATCTACTATAAATTCTCTATTCTTACACTTACATTTCTTATCATTATTTCTATTAATTCTTAATATATCAATTTCGATAACATTATCTGGTAAATCCATTTCTAAACCACTCCTTTACTAAAGAAACTTATCTGTCTTTCATTTTCTATATCTTCATTTCTAAATCGCTTTTCCAAGTCATGCACTGTAGTTCCATCAGCTTTGAAAGGAACAGGACTATCTTTATCTAATTTAAGCATACTCCCCCACAAATCGGGATAGTATTTCCTTAAAGTTCTGAGGCTCTCTAAGCTTTGTTTAGGACATAAGTAGCAACCAGTTCGCTTGAATCTGTGATGTATTTCATAATAGAAACCTTTTTCTTTCAAGTATTTCAAGCAATCTTTTTCAGTCATTTTTTCTTCAAACAATGGTGCTATGCAGTTTTTTTCTAGTCTTTTATATCTGCTAGGTTCATCAAAGGCAATTCCAATATACCTTTTATGCTCTCCTAGTTTATTAAAATATTTATTAGCAGGAGCAAGTTTTAATCTGCTATTACACCATGCCCCTAGAGTATACGGAAAACCCCATATTTGCCCTTTACGCTTACCTTGTTGATTAACAGTATAAAAGTATTCCTCGAAGGTTTTTTCTGCTTTAATCCTTGTTATTTTAAAGTTTATTCTTTTTTCAAAATCATCTATTATGTTATAAATTTCTTTAAATTCTAGTCCTGTATCTATAAATACAATTTCATCAAGAGGTAATTTCTTTTCCAATATTAGAAGGAGCATTGCAGCAGAATCTTTTCCTCCACTAAAACTTGCGATATGTTTCATATTCTCACCCCTTATAATCCTCAAATCTATCTACACTTCTAAAAATAATCTTATTATTAACCCATCTTTGCAACCTTCTATACTCATGATGGCATTTCCATTTTTCGAATATCATCACGTAAGGGTCATATTCTAGCTCTTTTAATTTGTAAATACGTTCTAAATCTTGCTCAAAAGTAGTATTAAAATTAGTAAGAACATAAACACCTAATTTTTGCTTCTTAAAATTCAATTTACTTCTAAATTCTTTTAACTTGTTGTATGTGTTAAATTCGTAATTATCCCACGCAAAATGGATTCGTTTTATTTTAATTTTGTTAATCATTTCTGCTTTTTTCTCTGTCATAATCCTTATATCAAGTCCTTGAGTGAAATCAACCCAAGCTTTACTATCTATAAGTTGCTTTAAAAGTTCTTCCCACTTACTACAAGCTAAAATATTAGGGTCTAATAGCTTAATCTCTTTTTGCCCCTTCCAAAACTGGTTTAAGTTGGCTACTTTATAGCTTTTGCTACCTTCTTTTTCTGAAACAATACAAAATGAACATTTTCGAGGACATCCTCTTGTTAAGTAG